AATTCTTAGAGTGCATCGAGAGGATAATTTCTGCTGTACGATTGACTTCTTTTTTGTCTACGGTCATTGCGCGGTTATCATACATATCTGCGATCAAGGTAAGAACCGCTATAGAAATGTCTTCGTGGTTATCTATCTCTTCTAAAGATAGTCCTGTATATGACATAACATAACTCACAGCTGCAGTCTTTAAAGCTTCTAAAGACACTCTCTCGCTCTCCGTAACATCTTCTTCCATGATTCTGCAGTAATTGGCAATAACGGATTCCGTAAGTTCGCTTACTTTCATTCCTCCCCCTTTCAGAGTGCACCGAGCCCAACATTAGGCGTATTTTAAGTTCTGACTATATCTTTTACCCATTACCCAAAATACGCCTCTGTAGGTCTATTTCTTACTTCACAGTAAGCTTTGCAAGCTTCTGGGCATTTTCTACCTTGGCATCAAACTCCATCCAAGCAACCACTCCTACTGCATGCTGGGTAGCAAACTTCTCTCTGAGGACCTCAATTTCCATTTCCTCAGAAAGCTTAACTCCAAGGCCGGATAAATCGCCATAGATGATGGCATTTTTCCCTGTAGCCACCTCATCCATGTTTTCAGATGCATAAACAGGCTTGCCAAACAAAGTGTATCCCCACTTAGTAGTTGCATCCTGATTAAGCAGGTACTGGCCGTTATTATCCTTTAACTGACGGATAGCTGTTCTAGTGTTCTTAGTCATAATCCAGCAAGCTTCTCCCTGATAAGCATCCGGGATAGATTCCTGCAGCTGAATAAGGTCATCTGCATCTACCTTATTTACTGCCTTCGTGGTAACAGTCTGGGTAATTCCCTTAATCATACCGTCAACCTTGCCGGTGGTTCCCTTAAGAAGCTGCCCCTCTACCCAACGAGATACTGTTTCAGCCATAGCATCAACTACGAAAGAAACAATGTCGAAGTTGGAGTTATTGATAAGGCTCTTAGATACCTTGGTCAAAGCTCCAGCAAGGAAGCCCTTTAAGGAGATAGTTCCGAACTTTCCGGAAGAAGACTCTAACTCTACAAACTCCTCAACATAAGTCATCTGAATATCCTTAGAATCAGCCGGGTAATAAGGAACATTTAGTTCTCCTTTCACGTTGTATCGTGTAGCCTTGCTGAATACCGGAGAAATGTCATGTACTTTCTTGATGATCTTTTTGGCAATGGACTTCGGAATCACTGCTCCATTGTCTCCGGAGGTAAGATTGTCTGCTCTTTCCTCCAGAACAACTCCTCGGATATAGTTTTCAAAGGCTCTAAGTTCCCTTGCCTCTGTAGTCTCCTTTACCTTGTCTTCAGAAGCTTGTGCCGGCTCCTTAAACTCATACCTTTCTGCTCTTTCCAGCATCTCGATAGAGGAATCTAAATCCTTTACCTTCTTCTCTAACTCATTGAACTTTGCGTTCTCTTCATCATTAAAAGCCCTAACCTCGGCCTCTACCTTTCCGGTAAGCGCCTTTAATTCCTCAACTGCTGCGTTTCTCTGCTCCTGTAATGCTTTCATCTTTTTGTTCATTCTTTTAATCCTTTCCTAAATGGTTAATTCTTTCCCAATAGCTATCAAGCTTTGGAGTTTCTGTTATTTCTGCTCTGGTTTCCAAGACCTCTCCCTGAATAACCTCATCTGCACGGGCATTAATCAAGGTTCCCTCGTAGCAAGGAAGCTTCCTGTCATCAATGATGGAAACCTCTTTAAGGTCCATATCCTCAACATAGCGGCGCTTCAGACCTTCTCTAACATCCTCATTCCGTGAATCTCTGTCATAGAACCCAAAGGACCAGCCTCTTAGCTTTCCGGATCTTGCTTTTTCAATCACTTCTTTATCTGTGATTATTGTCCTCGCTTTTAGGCCGATTGAATCCTCAGCAAGCTCAACGTTTGTCTTTGTACTTCCAAGAACTCTTTCCTGGTCATGGTTTAACAAGAGATCCACATCATTTCTTGTAAGCGCCCTAGTAAAAGCACCGGGAACAATTTGTTCAACAAATCGCTCTCCGGTGCTTCTATCTTTCATAGGTCTGGAATCTCTTCCTACGGCGTTTACATAGCCTTCAATTTCTACGGAATCACTCCGTATCTGAATTCTCATCCTTTTCTTCTTTCTCCTTTCTTAGTAGTCTTTCTCTGTCTTCCTTTGCAATCTCTATTCCCCCTACCTGGTTCATGTTTGGTACAAAGGTTACTTTTTCCTTCGGATAATACAGAACATCTTGAAGTCCGAGTTTTACAAAGTCTAATCCCAGAGGCTCCATGTTTTCCTTGAATCGGATTTCATCAATCTGCATAAAACCATTCTTACTTGCAATTTCGTAGGCTTGGTAGCGCTTTAATACATCTGCCTTAGTGAGTTCTGATGTATCTGCCGCCCATTTAAGAGTTCCTTTTTCAGATTCAAGCAGGAAATCTCTATTTAAAGCCGTCTCAATCTCTGAAAGAATCGGCTGAATGCAATATTGTAGAAATATGATTCTATCCTCCTCGGACGGTGTACTGTCACGGCTGATAAGTTGGTACGGCACACCGAAAATCTGGCATATCTGCCTCGTAGAAGAGGAAATATTCTCATGCAACTGCATTTCTGCAGGTGTTGCAGAACTTTCTTGGAACTCCAAGCCATCATTCAAGATCACCACATTTTCAGAGTCATCTTCTGAAAACATCCGCTTCCAGGCACTCTTTAAAAAGTCCAAGGCTTCCTGACTTAACTTTTTCTGTGATTTCACAAAGCCCTTCTTAGCACCTCCGGTTTTTAGCATTTTGTTTTGAAAGCGCATTGTCTGGTAGGCAATAGAAAAAGGTTCAGAGTTCTCTTCTACTACGCTGATACTTCTATGCCCATCTCTTGTCCGTCTTAGTAGCTTAATAAATTCGTGAGGATAGTACTGCTTGCCGTTTACAAGAAGCTTGTAGTCCTTAAATATCGGGTCAGCATTGTAACTAAATCCAATGTTTGCAGTATCTACATAACGAAGACTTTTTACTTTGTTTCCCCTTTTTTCGATATATGCATACCCACCCTCATCCAGCAGATAATCTTCGATGAGTGAGCGTTTCATCTGAAAAGCATCCAGCGTATCTCCTGGATCAATATTTAAAATCCCGACTCTTGAATCATCTCTCTCCTCAGAAAGCTTAATTTTGTCATTATCCACCTTATAGAGCCTAAAAGGAATCATAGCCACCGTTCCTGCAATCAAATTCACACAGGCAGATACTGCAGGAATCTGCATTGCCTGTTCTTTGTTGATTTTCGGGTCTGACACCAATGCTTTAAGCAGTGCATCTCCGGATACTGCAGCTGTGTCTGCTCTAATCTCCTCAGCTTTTCTTTTAAATGGCCACATACCACCCTCCTAAATAACCTGTGCTACAAAGTCATTGCCTGTATCGCTTCTTTGCAATAGGCATACGGCATTGATAAGAGAAACCACCATATCCACTTTGCCATTTGACTTTTTCTTGTTTACATATTGGTTCTTGTTCGTGTCATAAACACACTTAGCATTCTGAAAGTTAATCTCCAAAAGCGGATTACTCTCATAAGCAAATTCTTTCTTCAAAATTTTTTCTCTCAAGAACTTAGTTGCCGGATGCAAAACAGAAGAATGCTGCTTAAGCTCTATCATTTGAAGCCCCTCTTTCTCAAGCTTTTGTGCTGTAGACAGGGCATTCCACCGGTCAAAACCTACTTCCATTACTGTAACGCCATATTTCTCTTCAAGAGATAGGATAAAGTCCTCTATGAAGGTGTAATCTATTACCCTATCCCCACAAGCATAGACATGCGCTGTTTTACAGAGATTCCGATAGTCCACATGCTCCGCTGCAGCCTTTTCCTCTATCCGTTCTTCCGGGATAAAGGCAAAGGATTTAGCAAAAATTGTCTCGTTTTCTATCGCAACCATGGAAACAGATGTATTATCGTTTGACTCTGATAGATCCAGTCCCAAATAGACTTCTTTACCGGTCCAATCAATGGATTCCACCCTGCAAGCTTGCACATCTTTAACATCTATATAGCTTTCTGTTCCTACCCCTTGGTAGATGATGTTGCAGTGCTTAGTAACAAAGTTTTCTCTTACCTTTGCCGTTGCTATTGCTCTTGTACGCTTCTTAAGCAAATCCTCCCATATCTCAGGAATCTCCAAGGCTACCGGATTCGCTTGCTTTAAAATTAAGTCATTTGTTTCCCAGTCCTTTGTGTTATCCGGCTCATACAGGAGCGAAAACCTAGTTTCATCCTCAACAAGTCCATTTAGAACTTTCTTTGAATAGCTAACCTCTTCCTCAAAAGGATTATCTATTGTCGGGTACTTTGTAGAGATAACAAATCCCAATTTGTTCAAGATGTTAAGTTGGCCGGAACGCATAGCTTCCAAAGGATAAATCGTAGGCAACGCTCCCACCTCATCCGCACAGAAGGCATTAGGTAAACGGCCGTCCATTCTGCTTGTGGAAAAGGAAAGAGGTGTATAAACCGAGTTAAAAGGCTTAAGGCTGATATAATCTCGCAAAATTTTAAATCTGTTCTTGCCTTTATAGGAGTACACCAAGGGAGAAGAACGCAAAGTCTCCGAAATTGCCTCCCTTATCTCTCTTGATAAGCTACCATCCGGTGCCACGCTAAAGAACTTTGAAAACTGCGGTTCAGTAAGAAGCAACAAAATAAAGATTGTTGCCACCGTGTAAGTCTTAAAATTCTTACGGCATATCTCCAAAAGCCCGGTTTCATATCGCCTTTTTTCCTCGTTATTCCTGTAAACAACGCAGAAAATAGCAATATAAAAAAGCCATTGATACCCACAAGTGCATTCTGCAAGAGGTACTCCGGCCTTTAATCCTTTAGGCATATTCAAGAGTTTGAGAAGTCCATTAAGCTGCTTAAGTTTCTTCTCACTAATCTTATACTTTTTATTCTTTCCTTCGCATATCCGCATGAAATCCTTCATCTGCAGCTTAACAAACTTAGGGGTAGTGTTCTCTTTGACTGCCTTCTTGCAGTACAGATACGCTTTGTTTTCCGTCATTCATCATCACCACCATTTAACAGCTTCATCAGTGGGTCTTCTTCCTCTTCATCATCCTTTCCCTTTCCTAAATCTTTGATGATTTTCATAAGAGTCTGTGCAGTTCTATTGGCCGAATCTGTGGTTCTATTGTATTCAGACACTGCAGGATGCGTGTAGATGTTTTCTCTACCCTTCACATATTCCTTGGTAACCAAGGAGCCGTCCTCCTTTATTGTCCTCTCCAGATCGGCCAAGATTCCCAGTTGCACTTGATACCGCTCGAAGGTCGTAAGGAAGAAATAATGCGATTGTACTCCACTTTCCTCGGCAAGACGAATAATCTCTTCTGCTTGTTGTTTTAAGTTTTGTTTTTTCATGTTCTCTCCCATCAAAAAAGCACCCCTAAGGGCGCTTTTAAAACAATCTAACTATCAATACTCTTATATTCCGGAATTATTGCATCCAGATCCA